TTTTTTTTTTCAAGCAGAAGACGGCATACGAGATACATCGGTGACTGGAGTTCAGACGTGTGCTCTTCCGATCTCACACAGCGCCCCACGATATCCGGGTTCGGGAGTTTTCCGGCAAAAGTCGCCTTGAAACGGCTGCGGCTCTCGGAATCAATTTCCAGATTGCGCCTCAGATGGGCATTCAGGACGGAATAGACGCGGCCCGGATGCTCATTGCGCGGTGTTGGTTCGATGCTGCCCGGTGCAAAGACGGCATAGAGGCGCTAAAACTCTACAGGCAGGACCGGCACGACCGGACAGGGACTTGGACAGGCAAGCCCGTTCACGATTGGACGTCACACGCGGCTGACGCCTTCCGATATCTGGCTGTCTGCCCTGACGTCGCCTTCGAGTCAGCCCGTAACCAGTTTGCGCGGGCCGATGCTGGCGCTCCTGCCTGGATGCGCGGCAACGACACCACCGATTATAGCGGATATGACCCGCTTGGAAGGGGCTGACATGGCTCTGGCTCTCACATGGGATATTTTGCGCAAGGCTAAAAAGTCGCCGAATAGCGCCGGGGTGCTTGGAGGTGTGGACTTCGGGGAACTGAGGGCGTTTTCCGGCCTATCCTCCTCCGTGTTGGGCGGCTTTGGCTATGGGGATGTAGCGCCCTGGCAAAAGGCATATGACAGCCTGTATGCAACGCTTTTCCCGGCTTCTGCGCCTGCTTTGCCCACGGCGGCGGAAACATCAGAGGCTGCCAGGCGCAAGACGGCGCTTGAAAACCTTTCCAAGCGGGGCAGGCTGTCCACCATCTTGACCGGTGAGGGGCTGACGGCGGGCGAAAAGATGTCGAAAAAGTCAACACTCTTGGGCGGCACGTCCTTACTGGGGGGGTAAATGAGCCTATTACAGGACGTGATGACCGTTGCAAATGAGCTTATTGAGCAGCGCCAAAGCTGGCTTGATAAGTGGCAGGACCTTTCCGACTACGTGGACCCTGGCCGGGGGCGTTTTACGGGCAGTATCGCGAATGACGGCAAGAAGCGCCATGCCAAGATTTACAGCAGCACGGGCAAGACTTCGGCGCGGACCCTTTCCAGTGGCATTTTCTCCGGCATGACGAACCCGGCGCGGCCTTGGTTTGTGCTGCGGTTTGAGTCCGACGAATTGCAGGTTGATGACGGGGCGAAACGCTGGTTACAGGCCGTGGAGCGCAAGTTGTACGCTTATCTTTCCCCGGAGCGCTCTAATTTCTATCCGGCGGTGCAATCCCTGTACGATGAGCTTGTGACGTTCGGAACGGCGGCTCTCTACCAGGAGGACAGGCCCGCGAAGGACGGCAAACAAAATTTCAAGGTTCTGACGTGCGGCACTTATGCGGTGTCCGAAGGCCCGGACGGGCGGGTTGATACCTTGTACCGGGAAACATGGATGACGGCGCGGTCCGTGGTCGCCATGTTTGGGGATAAGGCGCGGCTTTCAACGAAACAGCTTGTCGAGAACAACACTCCCAACAAGTACGTCAAGGTCTGCCATCTCGTTTATCCGCGCAAAGACTACGAGATCAACAAGTCCGACAACAAGAACATGCCCTTTGCCTCCGTCTATTGGGAGTACGGGGCGAGCGAAAACGAGGGTGTCCTCAACGAATCCGGGTTCAACGAGTTCCCCTTTCACGTTGTCCGTTGGGATACCACGAACGAGGAAACCTATGGACACGGGCCGGGCGAAATAGCCTTGAACGATGTTAAGACCCTCCAGGAGATGGTTAAGCTTCGGCTTGTGGCTGTTCAGAAGGCGGTTGATCCGCCCTTGACGGCTCCCGACAACTTCAAGGATCGCATTTCAACACGTCCTGGGGCAATCAACAAGATCGGCGGAATCATCGGGGGCATGACGCAAGACACGCTCAAGCCCTTATATGAGGCCCGGATTGATATAGACCACCTTTCACAGTCCATCTACGAACTTGAGGCCAAGATCGGGAAGGTGTTCTTCAATGACCTGTTCCTGGCTGTCCTTGACAAGCAGAACATGACCGCAACCGAAGTTATGCAGCGGACCGCCGAAAAACTGTTGCAGCTTGGCCCGGTTATCGAGCGGCAGGAATACGAACTCCTTGGCCCGGTTATCGAGCGGACCTTCGCAATCTTGCAGAGGGACGGGGTTCTCCCTCCGGCTCCTTCCGGGATTGAGGGCGCAAGCATCAAGATAGAATACGTTTCCATGTTGGCGCAGACACAAAAGACCGTGGCTATCAACAGCTTGCAAGGGGTTTTCCAGTTCGCCGGGTTCCTGGCCGGAATGGTCCCTGATATTATGGACCGCGTGGACCCTGACGAGGCTCTCGTCCAGTATGCGGATATGGTTGGAACGCCTTTGGAGATTATCCGCTCTGATGAGGACGTGGCGGCGATCCGTCAAAACAGGGCGCAGCAGCAACAGGAACAGGCGCAAATGCAAAAGGATGCGGCGGCGGTACAGGCCGCGCAACAGATGAGCCAAACGCAACTTGGAGGCGGGAGCCTCCTTGATGCAGCGGTAGGCGGGAGCGCATGAACCAAGCCGAAATGACAGAAGCCGAAAGGCAGCGCATAGCTGATTTCCAGGCCGTATTTCTCAAGTCTGAACAGGGGATGCGCGTTCTTGGCGAAATGATGACTTTCTCTGGGGTGCTTTCCGGGGAATGGTACGGCAACAGCCGGGATGCTTACAACAGCGGGAAGCGGGCTTTCATGTTTTCCGTTGTCAATGCCTTGGGGATGAACACGCCGGAAGGACTGGTTAACACCATACGCCTGATGGAAGTATCAAGGCAGCAATACGCGAAACTCGAACAGAAGGATGAAGACGATGCCTGATGAAGAAGGAGCCCAAGGAACCGGAACGGGTGACACCGGAACGCCGGGATTCGTGGACACGTTGCCGGAAGACCTCAGGGCGCATGACGCGCTCAAGGGGTTTACGGATGTCGGCGGGCTTGCAAAAGCCTATGCTGAAACCGTTGGGAAAGTTCCCATAGTGCCGGAATCCCCGGATAAGTACGTTGTTGAGGGATTCGACGCCAAAGCCGTCAAGGAGTTCGCAGAAGTCGCGCACAAGGCGGGCATGACCAACGCACAGGCGGCTGAAGCCCTGAAATATGTACAGGGGCGGGATGCCGCAAGAGAAGCCGCACAAACGGCTGAACGTGAAGCGGGCTTGCAGGCGCTTCAAAAGGAGTGGCCGGGGGAGGCGTGGAAAACCAATACCGCGCTTGCTATGCGGGCCGTTGAACGGTTTGCAACGCCAGAGGAAAAGCAGTTTTTCGACAAAACAGGCCTTGGTGATCGGCCTGAACTGATCAGGATGTTTTATAGGATCGGGATGGCCATTTCAGAGGACACGCTTTTAACCGGGAAAACCAAAGTCCCGGAAGGCTCCGGGGTAAAAAGAAACGAGTTCGGGCAGCCGACTCTCACATTTCCTTCAATGACACAGTAACCCAAACCCGAAAGGGCGCTAAACATGAGCGCAGTAACCGCTTACACCAAATGGACGCTTGTTGACGTTGCCAAGTCCATTGATCCCAATGGGAACATGGCAGTAATCGCCGAAATCCTTAACCAGGACAATCCCATCCTGCAGGACGCTCCCTGGGTCATGGCCAACAACCTGACGAGTCATCGGATCACCCGCAGGCTTTCCCTCCCCGGCGGAACGTGGAGGCGCTTCAACGAGGGAGTGTCCCCCAACAAGGGGACCAAGACTCAGGTTGATGAACCGATGGGCATGCTGACCGCCTATTCCGAGGCCGACAAAGACCTGGTGAACATGTTCCCCAACCCCTCACAGGCCCGCATGGATGAAGCCAGGGCGCACATCGAGGGCATGAGTCAGGAACTGGCCGGCACCCTGTTTTACGGCAACAACGGCACGGACCCGGAAGAGTTTGACGGCTTGGCCGTTCGCATGGGCAGCCTTGATGCCACCAACCTTGTACGCGGCGCGGGTGGGTCTGCCAGCCTTTCCAGCGTGTACGTGGTTCAGTGGGGCATTGGCAAAGTCTACATGGTTTATCCGCGCTCCCACAAGACCGGCGGAATCGTCCATGAAGACCTCGGGGAGCAGACCAAGGAAGATTCTAACGGTAAGCTGATGCAGGTTTACCGTGACCGCTACGTGATTCACTGCGGGCTTGCGGTCGGTGATTCGAGGTGCATCGCCCGCCTTGCCAACATCGACACCACGGCGGCGGCGGGGGCTTCGGCTTCTTTCGACGAGGACGATATCATCAAGATGCTGAACCGGATGCCGATGGAAGGCGCTGGCTCCACCATTTACGTTCACGCCGAGATCAAGAGCCAGATGGAAATCAAGCTCAAGGACAAGGCCAACGTGAATTTCACCGTTGACGCCGGACTCGGCGGAGCGCCCGTGCTTCGGTTCAGGGGCCTTCCGGTGAAGGTTTGCCAGGGCATTCTTACCAGCGAAACCGCAATTACCTAACCCACAAACCGGCACTAAGCCGGAAAGGATAAAAGCCATGAGCATGATTGACGATCTTCTTGTGATGTGCGACTCCACCGCAATGCCCACGGACGGAACCGGGGTTCTTCTCGGTGACTACCTGGATTTCGGAACGGGCGGCTACGATGCCTTTAAGACCGCCAAAACGCCCGATTGGGCGTATGGGCAGCCCGTTTATCTGGTTATCAAGTGTGAGGACGAGGACTTCGCCGGGACCTCCGGCGCGGTCGTCAACATCGCCCTGCGCACCTCGGCGGAAACCACGCTGAACAGCAGCCACACCGTGCTTTTGACGGTCGTAACCGACGAAACCCCCAACGACGGCGACCTGATCGCCTGCGTGGCCGTTCCCCAGGCCGCAATCAAGCGCTACGTGGGCATTTGGGTTGACGTTGACACTCAGGTGCTTTCGGCTGGCAAGATCACCGCGTATCTGTCCCCGGCGCCCGAAATGAGCATCGCGGCCCGCAAGTAACCCAAGCGGCCCGGATGGGTTGACGCCTGTCCGGGCAATGAGGTGACCTGATGGAAAACAAGGATTTGTCGGTTGGCACTGAGATAGTCTGTATTCAGCTTTGCCAGTGGCGGAACAGGCGATTCAAGCCGGGTGACAAGACGACTGTGCGGGCGGGCGAGATAGTCCCTGACTATTTCGAGGCCGTAGCCGTGGTCCCTGTCGTCCTGGCCGGTAACGCATGGGCCGACCTTGGCAAGTGGAATAAGCGCCGGATTGATGATTACCGCTCGTTCATCGAGGAAAACGCGGAAGACTTCAAGACGGCTCCGGCGGACATTCAGGCCACGGCCAAGGAAAAATGGGATAAGTTGAGCGCCGGGAAGGCGTGGCCGCTCGACTTCAAGAAAAAGGCGGTGACTTTATGAAGATGAAACGCATAATCTGGTTGACGGTTCTGGCGCTGGCCTTGTCGCTGGCGCCGGCCTTTGCGGAGCAGGTGTTGACCACCACGAACGGCAAGGGCTCCTAGGCAAGCCCGGTATCGCCTGGCGGGCGGCTTACGTGCAGACGCTTGACGGGGATGTGACCGGCTCTTTAAGCGGTTATTTCATGCTTGCGACAACCAAAACAGCCTCTTACTCCATCGTTGAAGCCGACTGCGGCAAACTCGTGGTGGTTTCCACGTCCGGGGCAAAAGAGCTTGATCTCCCGGCGCTTTCGACTCTTGATACCGGATGGTTCGTCGCAATCGCAAACAGCGGCGGGGCAACGTTGACCGTAAACCCCTCCGGGACCGATCAGATTCTTTATACCACAT